CTCTCAAGGTTTCCGAAAACGGAATGGTTTTGGATTCAACTCCTTTGATGGATTTCGCTTTCGAACATTGCGTGATTCCATCGGCGGGAAGTCCGAAACTCTCCGTAGACGGTCCACTCGTAAATGGTCAAAAGCCTTCCATTGCATCGACTACAAAAGAAGAGTTTATTGCATGGCAAAAAGAGTATGAGGGGGTATGGGTAAAGATCCTACCTTCATTTCTTCGCGGGAATCTGGAAACCTTTGTATTCGAAACAAGCGATAAACGATCAAACGCAAGTGAGACCGTTGACAGTCAAGCTTTGGCGACATCTGAAAAGTCCAGCGTATCGAAAGTATCTGCTTCGAACCGTCGAAGAAAAGATGCTGACATACCAGGAAGCTGACCAAGCAGAGCTTTCACTAATTGAAGAATTAAACGACCTAATCAATGAGAGGTTGAAAAAACAAAACAATCAGGGCCCAAAGTTCCCTGGTCGGAGGAATTAAATGGCAGAGGCAGTCCGTTCACTTTATGCAGAAGTAGAACTCAAAGACAAAGGAGCGATCAAGACTGCCGATGATCTCGAGAATGCGATGGCCGATTTGGTCACGCAATTCTTAGAGACCAACAAAGAATTTATTGAACTCGCAAAAAACCAAAACGAATTCCAAAAAGAAACTCAACAAACTACCCAAGGAATTGGATCAATCGTAAAAGCTTTGGGTGGTCTTGCTATTGTCGGAAAAATGAAAGACTTCGCAATGGCCTCTTTCGATGCCTACACAGAACTCGAGAAGCAAAGAAACATGGCTCAGAACTTAGCTGGTGATGGTTACGGAGCGATTCAAGATGCGATGGCCTCAACGATTGCCCTTTCCAAAGGGATTTCTTCCGAAGGTGAACTTCTCACAGCTACAAACGCCGCTTTAAAATATGGTGCCTCGATCGAATTCGTCGGCGAATCAATGACGGGATTGCAACAGCTTTCCAGGATCACAGGAGACGACATTGCAACGACAATGCAGAAGGCTCAAGAGTCTATTGCTTCAGGAAGGATTGGATTCCTAAAATCAAACGCTATCTTTGCCGATTCAATCGAAGACTTCAAAGCGATAGGCGCGGGATTCGATGAGATTACAAAGAAGAAAAGAGAAGCTTTGATTCTGAATGTTCTCCAAGAGAAAGCAAATGACCTTCAACAGCAATACAACATTTACGCCAATTCATCGGCTGGACTCCAAGACCGATTGAACACGGCAACAGGAGACTTTCAGGAAAACTTGGGAGCATTGATTGCAAAAGGATTTCTTCCTTTAATGAAATTGTTTGTACCACTGATTGAGTACTTTACTGATTCGGAAGATGGAATGAATAGAATGGAGATTGCAGCCATTGCGCTTGCTCCTGTTCTAGGAACAATTCTAGCCGGTGCGCTTTACTCAGTGGCCGCGGCTGGATGGGCAATGATAGCACCTTTTGCACCTTTCATTTTAATAGCTTTGGCAGTTGGCGCGGTGATAGCTGGAATCACTTTAGTAGTAAGTGACCTTTTAACTTGGATGGAAGGCGGGGAAAGTATCATTGGAGATTTCTTTGGTCCTTTCGTAGACTTCAAAGACCAGATCAAAAAGGGAATCGATACTGGGATGGACTATATTAAGCGCGGCTTCAATAAGCTGATTGAATACGCAAAAATTGCAGGGGAGATTCTGATCATGGCAATGTTTCCGATCTCAACTTTGTTTTTCTACTGGGATGAGATCAACGCCTTCCTTGGGGGAATTCCAGATTTAGTTCTAAATAAATTTAAGGAACTCGGATCAGACATAAAAGAATTCGTGAAAGACATTCTTCCCGATTGGGCTGTAAAACTTATCACCAAGGCAACGGGCGGAGGCGGTGGAGATACAGGCGGAGGGGTGACAAATGTCAATGACGCGATCATCACAAAATCGGGTGAAGTAGTTCAAACTCATCCAGATGATAATTTATTTATCACCAAATCGAGCACTGGATTTGCGCCTCCTGGATCTATGGGAAGCGCGGGTGGTGGTGGAATGACTATCCAGAATCTTGTCGGATCTATTTCAATCACTGTAAACGGCGGCGCGCAAGTTGGAGAGGAAATCAAAAACATTGTGATGAGTGCTCTTGATGACCTCTCAAATAATATCTATCGAAATCAATTAGGACTTCAACCAGTATGAGTCTTACAGAAAAAATAAGTGATGCGATACTTGGGACACGATCAAGGACATTCCTTTCAGATCAGATAAACGATGTCCTTTTTGATTCTACAATGTCGATTGATAAAGCACAGGGCGCACAGGTCACCACTCACGCGGTCGAGAAAGGAAGTGATGTTCAGGACCATGTAAAGTATGACCCTATCGGAATTTCTCTTTCTGTTGTAATTACTGATGACGTGTTATCTGTGACAGATCCAACTTCCTTTCTAGCGAAATCAGTTTCAGAGAGATTAGACCAGCTTCAAACTTGGAGAGACGAAAGAGAACTTTTAACTTTCTACTCCTATGAAGAAGATATTGAAGATGTAGTCATCGAGAGTTATTCAGAAAACAGAACTGTTGCAACTGGCAAGGGACGCGCGCTCACAATCAATCTAAAGAAGATGAATATCGTTTCTTCTACTCAAGTTAACATTGCTACACCAGTTCCTAAAGCTGGAGCAACAGCGACAAAAAAAGCGACTACTTCAACACCGACGGCCGTCAATAAATCAATGCTTAAGAGTTTATTCTAATGCCTGACTTCGAATATTTACCACTCACAGCCGCCGAAGTTCCGATTGAAAAAGATTTCACAATTGGTGATTCTACATACGCATGGCTTTTCCGGTACAACGAGACATTTGATTTTTATACTTTGGAAATCAGAGACGAAGATGACGTAATCATTTATACAACAAAACTCACTTACGCTTCTGACATTGTGAACGCAGTCGTGGAAGGATTAAATATTTCTAAAGTGGTTGTACCGATCAATATCCTAGAACTTACTCAAACTCTCGCACTTCCAGAACAAAGAGTTTCAAAAGAAACGCTTGGAAAAACAATTTTCTTGCTAATAGGAAAAGACCGTGAATGAACTTTATGACCGAGTATGCTCTGTAATTATCGGGGGAAAGGAATTTAACTCACCACCCTTCTCAATAGAATTTACTCAGACTGCAAAGATTGGAACGCTTATGGCGTGCTCTCTAAAGCTCTACAACCCAAACAACGACACAATTAAAATGTTTGAAGCTAAGAAAGTAGGACAGGCGAAAATCTATCCCAAGATTTTGATCGATGCTGGATACAAAGAGAAGCACGGCACTTGCACAATTGGAGAAGTAAGTGATTTTAAAGTTTCTTACGGACCGCCAGATCGAATCCTAGAAGCAAAGATTGGCGATATTTCTTCCAAGTGGATCAATGGAATTATAAACCAAACTTACAATAATATGACTGCCGATTTGATTCTTCGATCAGTCCTTGGATCGGTGGGAGTTGGATTCAACAACATAGAACTTGGAGAAAAAAAAACTTATAAGACTTTAACAATTAGAAAGTTTTCCGATGGGATCAGGCAGATTTGCAAAGATACAAAATCAGAATTCACTTTCAAAAATGGTCTGATTCGAATCACTCCCATCACTCCCAGATTAAAAAAAGCGACTTTGATTTCTCCTAGAACTGGATTGATCGGAAGACCTGAAAAAATTGCGACGGGATACAAAATCAAAACCTTGTTTCTATACGATATTGAAATTGGAGACTACATTGTGCTCCAATCAGAAAATATAAATTCTAATTTCAAAGTGACTCAATACTCTAAAAAGTTTTCTTCCTTTGGTGCTGCTGGATGTGAATTCGAGGTGCGCCCGTTATGAGTTTTACCTTACTCCTTGAAGATTGGTGGGCTGACAAAGGAAAAGGAATTCAAACTGGAATGGTTGGAAAGATTGTATCCTTTGATGATACAACACTTCGGGCAAGCGTCCAACCACTCTATAAAACAAAAGAAGAAAACACAGAAAAAACCTATCCGATTCTTTCAAAGATTCCGTGTACATATTTAAAGCTTTCAGATGAGATTTATTTCAAACCATTCTATAAAAAAAACGATTTGGTTTGGATTGGCTTTTCTACCTTTTCGATGGAAAAAGCTTTGCTTGGTCAAAGCGTTCTCGAAAGTGAAAGGATTTTTGGTTTAGAAAATGCGTGTATCCTGGGTCACGTTACGCCTGATACTTTTGTGGAACCTGAAGGAGTTATTTCTGCCGACGGCGCAAAGTTCGTTATCAAAAATAACGACCAAGACATGAAGACTTTACTCAATGATTTAGCAGATATTTTGAAAGAGTTTACAACTTTCGGAAGCCCTGCCACTCATGCAACAGATCCGGCAACGATCACAAAACTCACGGCTTGGTCCGTAAAGGTAGGTCAATTGTACTCCGATGGCAACCAGTGAATCACGACTAAAAGGAAATATCAAAACAGACATCATCACTCTGAATACAGCAATGAAAGCGGCACCTTTGAGCGATGATCAATATGCGGACCAACTTGCGGGACTAATTGCAAAAAGAGTTTTGGACGAATTAAAGGACCATGCAGAAGTCCCTCTTGGAATTCCAGTTTCAACTCCAGATACATTAAACGGGCAAACAACGGGACCAGGTTCATTTATTTAGCTGTCCCCAGTCTACAGCCAAGCAAAACATAAAACAGTTGAAAGCCTTGTAATTTGATTCAAGGCTTCTTTTGTGCGAACACTTAAAGTTGAGAATAATGATTTTGTCAAAGTCAATGGCCGTCTCGTTTGGGTGGAGGGAATCGAAGCACTTAGACAGATATTAAAAAATCGAATCTCTCTTGGTCTTGGTGAATGGTTCCTTTCTCTTGAAGAGGGAATAGATTGGTTCGGGCTTCTCAACCAAAAAGTATTCTTTGAAGAGCGAGTAATTGCTCAAATAAAAGCCGCAATCCGAAAAGAACCAGCAATCACAAATATTGATTTTATAACTGCCACATTTTCCCGAGCAGAAAGGAAAATTTCTATTTCCTTCCAAGTAAAAACTACTGAAGGACTTTTGAATTCAACTGAGGATATAATCATCTAATGGCTTTCGGAGTTACACCACAAGGTTTTGTAAAAAAAACCTACAATGATATTTGGTCCGAATTTGAATCAGATGCCAAACAGACTGAGTATTTTGGTAGCGATGTTGATTTAACTATTTATGGAGAGATCGGGATTTTTCTTCGAATGATGTCCAAAGCTTTGGAAGAAGGATGGGATACTCTCGAAGATACCTACTATGCAAATGATTTAGATTCTGCTGAAGGCGTCCAGCTTGACAGGAAAGTTGCAATTGGTGGGATTTCTCGAAGACCCGCAATCAAGGCAACAGTAAACCAAACTATTTTTGCAGACGATGATACAACAGTTCCACAGGGCTTTTTGATGCAGACTCCTCAAGGAGTACAATTCGAAAACGTCCAGGCTTTCGCCGCTTTTGCTTCTGGAAGTGTTGGACAATTCCGAGCATTGAACGCGGGCGCGGAAGGGGTGGTAATTGCATCTTCAATTATTGAAATTGTAAATCCTGTTTTCGGAATCAATTCTGGGATAAATTATGCAGCCTCTTCAGGTGGTCTTGCAATCGAAACAGACGCCGAACTTCGCGCGCGTTATAAAGAAAGATCGTCTTCAGGTGGCTCAACGATTTCAGCAATCAGAGACAGAGTTTTACAAGTAGAAAACATCGGTGTTGTTTTTGTTTTCGAGAACTATCAAAGCTTTGAAGTAGACGGAAGACCACCTCACTCAATCGAAGTTGTCGTAAGTGGATCAGCAACAGACGAAGATATTGCTCAGGCTATTTACGAATCAAAAGCTGGTGGAATTGAACCGGTTGGAACTGAGTCTTATGACGTAACAGACGAGAACGGCGACACTCACACAATGAAGTGGTCTCTCGCTTCTGAAATCCTGGTTAATATCAAAGTCGAGGCTGATGTAAATGCAGATTGGGTTTCTACAAACGAAGAAGTTATTCGTCAGCTTGTGATTCAATTTGTTGGCGGTGTTTATACTTCAGGAGACACAGCTACAAACTATGAAGGTTTAGGAGTTGGTCGTGATGTAAAATCCTGGGAAATCGAAACTCAGTTTGATGGGATCACCGGACTTGAAGACATCCAAGTATTTGTTGCACTCTCTCCAACAACACCGACAAGCGGAAGGAAAGTTACGATTGCTGATACAAATTTTGCTAAATGTGAAAATGCAAATGTGACGGTAGTTACATCATGAGTACGTTAGATTATTTACAGAAGTTTCCTACTTCAATTCTTAATCGTGATGAGACTTCTTTAGTTGGTAAACTTTGGAAACTTTTTTCTATTCAGCTTGATGAACTTATTTCTGAATCCATTAAAGTATCTGGGATTTATGATCTTGGAAATACTGAAGGTGTAAATCTTGATCTTATTGGGAAGCTAGTAAACCAAACAAGGATTCCAGGTCAAAGTGATGAAGATTATAGACTCTTTATTTCCATTGCTATTTTAAAAAGAATCTCTCGTGGCTCACTTCCCGAAATTATCGTAATTGGTAAAATCATTGCAGGTCTCAATGGTACAATCTTTGTCACTGCTGAAGGATGGGAAAAAACAGGATCGCTTTTTCTTGATGGCGAAAGTTTGCTTCTCGGAACAGATCCTTTGAATCCAGATGCAAAACGACCCGCGACAGTTGAATTAATTGTGGCGGGCGCACCTAATGACGTTCAATCTCCGTTGCTTTTAGGAACTACAATCGACCAAATTCGAGCGGCTGGAGTCTTTGCAAAAGTAAGAGTTAAATTTTTGTTCGGTGCAATTGGCCTTGTCTACACTTCAAGACATTCAACTTTAAATAATGAAGGAACTCTTGATGGCCTTACTCTACTTAATCCACAAGCAAATCTTAATATTGATACAATGAAAGTCGGAGACGGTGCAACGGGCGCGCCTGATCCAGGAGATACAGCACTTGGAAACTCAGTTAATTCCAAGATTGCAACAATCATCAATAACGGCAACGGAACTAGAACTTATCTCATGACCATCGGAGAAACAGAAAACAATGGCGTGGCACTTGATGAATTCGGGATGTTCTTTGGTTCTCGCATGGTTTTTTATTCAACCTTTAACCCGAAAGATAAGGTTGGAACTTTGATTTATGATTTCGAATATACAGAAGAGGTGATTCCATAATGGCAATCGAACCAAACCCAATTACAGAATTTGATAGAGCTACTCCTAATGATGGAGATTTGTTTGGCGCTGAGTTTGCTCAGTTATACGCTAATGATGCAGACCTTGAAGCACAGATTGCAGCTATTGAAGTAAGTGTTCTCAAGCAATCAATTGAACTCTCTAAACAACTTGGAGAATTTTTCTTTTTACCAGATCAAAAAGATCCAGGTGCATGGGCTGCCTTAGAACCTGATAAATATTTTCCAGCAATTTGCCTCACAAAGATTGATGTCAAATCAGATATAACAGCGGCTGTATATGGGGACTTCATTACATTTCTCAGAGCAATTCAAATTAAGTATCGAAAAGGGAAATCAGACGAGGAGTCCTCCTGGACAGCAACTATTTCAGGCTCAACGGTTACGATGCCAAATACAACAGCTTCAAATCGTCTACTTGTTGCGCTTGCTAAGTGGGCTTTGGCTCGCGGGAACTATACTGATTTTATAACTCTAACTGTTGCTGGAACTGATTACAATATAACCAACATAAATACAGTTACAAGAGAAATCACTGTATCTGGAACGCCTGCAAGCGGTTCACAATCAGTTACGTTTTACCCTCATAGGATTGCTGGAAGTTCTACAAGTGCAAGAGTCCATGAAGTTTCTGGTAAAACTGTTATGGCTGGAGGCGATGCTGCTGGATTGTTTATTTCTGGATTGCAATGTTTGGGTTATTTCCAGGGGCATCTCATGTCGGCGGGCATTGGGTCTGCTTATATTTATGGGGGAGGATCAGATGCAAACTATACAGCAGGTGGTGGGACTGCGCAAACATTCCCTACAACAGGGGACCCAGTCACCGACGGGGTAAACGGAACCCCAAGAACCGCATCCGAAACTCACTCGCCCGCTCTTATTGCAGAATTACACCAATGGGCAAGGACGTACACACCATGATTTTAAGAATAACTAATACAGAAACCGAAGAAATTTTACTTGGAGACGAATTTACAGCAGAAGAAATTCCAAATGTTTTGCCTAGCTGGGATACACAAGCCCAGCTGTATTCAATTCAAACGCCACCAATTTCTGCTAGACTTGAAATAATTGATCCTGATGCTATTCCTTAGAGGAACAAAACATGAAAAAGATCATCTTTTTAATCGCAATATGTCTGCTAGGATGTGAAGACAAAAAGGATTTAACATCCTTGATTGCTCTTGCCGCGCCCGCTCCAGCAGAAACAAGAAGTGTTGAAACAGCGACAACTTCAGAACAACCGACTCAACAAGTTCAGCCATCTGTACAGGAGGAACCGACTCCAGAACCTGAGCCCGTTGCCGAAGAAGAACCAACACCAGATCCAGAGTCCGTGCCGCTCTCTCCATATTTCCTAGGTTACATTTACCTAGTTAATCAATATGAAGTGATTGTTTATCAGGATCAAATTACAAGTCCAGATACAATCTATTCTTATCAAACACAAAGGGATCAAATGAATCAATTCGGAGATCCTCAATGTCCATGTACGGTTATTCAAGGAACAAGAAGTGAATAGAATTTTAGTTTCAGGGCTAGTTATTCTAGCCCTTTTCTGCTCTCCAAAAGAGAAACACCCAACTCAACAAGATTATGTAACCGCTCTGCTTGCTTCTTACTACAATGTCGATGATATATGTATTCGAGAATATGGAAGCATTTCACCACTAATCCAACATTATGCTCAAAACCTTTTCGCCTACTATCCAACTGAATGCGAAAATATTATCATTGGAAATTCAACAATGGACATCGGGCGTCAAGTATCTGGATTTTATGATCCATCTAAAACAAATAACTATGGCATAGGCGGAAATACTGCTTGTGACATGCTCTTGCAGATGGACGTAATTCAATGCAAACCTAAGAATGTATTAATTGCATCAGCAGACGGGAATGGAATTCTCAGAGGCGTTTCGAGTGACATTTCAATTAAGACAGTTGGAAAGATAATCACAAAAGCAAAAGTTAAATGGAATGCAAATGTAATTCTTGCAGGTGTTCATCCTATTCAAGTTACAGAAGCAAATAAGAAAAAGAATGCTGTGAACGAAGGTGTAAAAAATCTTCCTGATTGCTTTATTGATATGGTCTCTCTTTTCGGAGTAGGAATTGATGACGCTCCTCCAAAGGAATTCATGGCTGATTCTATCCACTATAAAGAACCAATTTACACTCGCCTTCATAACCAAATCAAAACTCAGTGTGGTGTTGAATTATGAACGTAAACGAAAAAACAACCATTAAACTTCCGATTGCTTATTTCTGGGCTTTCGCTTGTATCATATCAAGTGGAACAGCCTTCATTGTTGGCGTGTATGCTGAAAGTAAAACGATCCCAGGGAGAATGGATAAAATTGAAAAAGAAGTCGTTGCGATAAAAAAAGAAAACGAAGCTAAAAGTAAAAATGATTTAGTGAACTGTTTAATTTTACAGGAGATTCAAAATGTTGTACTTGCTCCAAATTATCGCATAGAACAAAAATGCGTAAGTAATGAAGCTAATCAATGAGAAGTTTGTTGTCTATCTCCTGGAAAATCTGAATCGCGGTGGCGCGGTCTGGGAGATCCAACTCAATAACCTATTCAAAACTTTTGACCAAACCAAGATCACAAAAGAAAATAGAATCGAATTTTACTACAAAAGAGAGATTCAGGCTTCAATCGTCCTAGATAGAATCCGAGACTTCCGAGCCACAGAAACCACCTTCCTTTTCGAATATTCTAGCCTCGGGAAAGAGAAAATCCAAACCGTTGAAATTTTTAAAAAATAAACATTTTTATTTATTTTTTTTGTTTACATGATTTGATTATGTTTGTATGTTTATCTTTAGAGGGAACGAAGATGAGCAACGAAACACTTTTAAAAACTATGATCGAATCACTTGAGGAAAAAATCCAATCAGGTCTTGAAATATACGGAAACTTAAATCAAGCTATTGAATACGCAAAAACAAGAAGCACTGCGGGTGCGAAAGTTTGGGAAATCGTATTGGCGAAAATGGGGGCAGTGGCTTAGGCTACTGTTTTTATGGATAAACCGAAAAGCAAGTTGAGACGTTGGATTAAGATATATCCTAAAATTAAATTTATAAGAGAATTCGGTCATTTTAATGGACTTCCTCAAAGAGACAATGAACCCGATTTAGAATATTACGAACGAATTTGGTATGAATATTGGGAAGTGACATGAAATTGCTTAGAAAACTATATCGTAAATATTATGATCATCCTAAAAACTGGTTTTCGTTTCAATGGGAAGAAATGAAGCCTTGGTATAGGAACGGGGAAGTTTACAAAACCGAGAAAGAAAAAGTAGTTTAGGAATCAAATAAAATGGAAAATCCACAACACAACTCAGATTCAAACGAGTATTTCCAAACCTTAGTAATGATTGAATTTCTTTTTGAGAAAGCGGAAAGCGAAGGTGACGAAATACTTCAATCAATCCGATCCTTTGCAAGCGCGCGCGGGTATGTGACCGAAAAGCAATTTAAGCTAGTGACTAAAAAACACAAAGCCTTCCACCAATTCATGAAGGTGCAAGAATACTACGCCGCTTAAACTGTCCTTAACTGTTTGGTGATTGGATTTTTTCCGCTTTGACACAACTGCCGAAGCGATTAGAAAAAGTCTATGATCCAGACAAAACTCATTCTTAAATATATAAAAGAAGTCTATTCCTTTCAGCCAAATCAATTATTCTTAGTTGGAATCCGTGGTTACGTTCCGACTGCTGAAGGAATCAAGAGAGTGGTTGAAAAAATTGATAACTTTGACGACTCTCTTTTGGTGTTTGTTCCGAACGGGAAATCCTGGGATGTTAAAGTGTTCCCTTGCACTCTTGACCCTGGGCTTGCGTGGATCTTAAAGCCAATGAAAGGATTGATTGGAACGGGACGCCAAGAGGAAGGTTGGACAAAATACAAACACGGCTTGCATAAAGGAAAACGCGCTCTTGTACAAGCTGCAAAAGTCCGAACTCGTAGAGATACAAACCGAGATGGAGTTTGGCAAGAGTCCGAACCAGTCGAGGAAGGTTGGTTTGCAATCAATATCCATTATCGATTCACAAGGGAACGAAAAGTAGGAATAAACTCTGCTTCTTGTACCGTGATCGATTCTCTCTTTGAGGAAAAAATGTATCAAGAGTTTTTGAAACTCGTAGAAAAGACACCAGTCATTGACCGATTCCTTTTGAATCAATCCACGGCCGATGCGCTTTTTATAACTTAGGAGAACGGAATGGAAATGCTTTTAATTTACTGGTCAATGTCAGTGATGTCAATTTTCAAATATCGGGCGGACATGAATTCTAAATTGATAATTAAAGCCAAGAATGGTCCGCTCACTCAATACTTTGTCGGAGAATAAAATGAAAGAAAAACCTTTTTTTAGAGAATCGAACATCTGGAGAATTATTGGTGGATTTACTGTTTTAATTGGTTTGATTCTAATGATTGCTTTACCAGTTGAGAATTATCCAGGAGCGATCATTTACAGAAAGTTAAATGAAAAGGGACAACTTTCTTTTTTAATTTCTGTTTGGCATATTGTGATTGGTGTAGGTTTTCTTGGATTCTTTCCAACCTTGAAAGAGTGGACTGTAAAGATGTGGGGAAAACCAAAAAAGAAAGAGGAAGAAAATGATCCAACGCCTAGCTGAAAAATATTTGATCCAACTTATCATAGGAATTCTTGTCATACTTTTGGCAGGCGGATTCCTAGGATTCAAAGCCATTTCAAAAATTAAAGGAGGAATAGAAAATGCTAAGAATATTATTTTCAGTCCTGATTCTGATTACAATTCTGTCAAACTGCCAGAGTAAAATAAACCGAGTCATAAAAGAATCAAATGAATTATGTGTTGGTTCTTTTGAATCGACTGGATGGACCTTGGAAATTCCTCCTGAAATGAAAGCACTTGCCCAAGATCAAATCACTCTCAAAGGAAAAAACTTTGTTTTGGTTTCTCGGTTCAATTCGGCGGTCGTTCATTCCCAAGACTTGGCAAGGTGCGCGAAATCTCGGGAATGTCTTATAAAAGAACTTCGGAGAGAATACGATTGCGAAAGGGAATTTGTTCAAAACATTTCTAATTGGATTCCCTTTGCTTTGCAAGGAAGAAAAGAATGTTCTATTCCTGAGTCCGACTGCATAACTAAATATTAAAATTAAATATTTTTGTTTACATAAAAACATGATTCCATATTGTTTATCAAAAGAGGAACAATATGGAAGAAGAAACTGTAAAACCAAAACCACCAACAAAACTTTATATGGCTTTAGTGAAAGCCAAACAATCTTTTG